ATTTCCCTTGTTAATATTGTTGTCAAGAAGTGTCATTATTCTACTAAATGACAATGAAACACGTCCTCCTGCACCATCTCTAAATTTTGTATTTTTATCTTCAACCCATGATTTTACTACAGGTTCTTTATCAATACCTTTTACTGGTTCTTCAAATGTTTGATTGATTGGTTCTTCAGTAATAGTTTCTACTGCAGTACTTTTTGCACCTTTCAATTCATTTACCTGTTGTTGAATGCTATCTAGTTGAGATTGTATATCATCAATTCTATCACCACCTCTTTTAGTTTTTCTATAACGCACCATTTATAAATTATAATTAGATTTTAAATTATTTCTAAATTATTATTTTCAATTTTAATTACTTTTAAGAAACAAACTTCTTTATTATCTACATAGGGTTTACTAGGTTGTTCTTTTTTAGTCTTCTTAATGGGTGCTCTATGTTCATAACCTGTAATACGTTCTTGTTCAATAATCTTCCAGACTTTTTCTAATTGACCTACATTATTTTTAAACCACTCGCGATTTCTTAAAACTAATACACAACTTAGCTTATCAAGTTTCCAATAAATAAATTTCATAAATGTGTAATTATATGGTTCAGACTCATATTTATTCATTGTTGTTTCTTCCCAATTAGAAACATCATCTGGTGTCCAACAATTTAAAGGCATGTATTCATAATGAGGTTTGCCTTCTTTTGTATGAAAATAAATAATCATTCCCTTATAGTCGCCATTAGCAGTTGTGACATAACTATTAAATTCTTTTCCTTGAAAGGTTGCTAATGATGAATCATTTTTATAACTTTCATAATCTGGATATTCGGTGAATTTTGTTTCTAAAAAATCACATTGGTCTAGGTCACAAACTTCCATTTGAAGTTGCATTTGCACCCAATATTCTTTTTTTGGAATACCGTTAATTTCACGATTAACGATATTTTTAATTTCTAACATGCGGCCATAACGACCAGTATTTGATTCGATAATAATGCCATCAGGAGATGCTCCAATAAAACTATATTTTGGATGTTGAATACACCCAAAATCCTCTACTTTCGAATTATATAGATGTTCATAAATCATAACCGATAATGGTTCATACTTTTGACCCCAATGTAATGTTGTATTAGTATTTACCATTTTAATTTCTTCATCATCTTCAATGCTAAAATCCTTTAAAGGCTGGCATTTTTCATAAATAAGTTGATTTATAGTATTTTGCGATTCAAAGGCTTTCCATGCATTACTTGCTGTAATTAAATTCCATCTAAACTGATACCATTCGGGCGTTCTTTGAACAGGTTGAGGTATTTCTCTTAAACCTTGAATTTTCTTTGCAATAATGTCTAATTCTTTATCATTGGTTTCTTCTTCAATATTATCATTCTCATCATCGTCTTCATTAGTATAAATTGAGCGTTCTGGATGAAATGTAGTAATAAAAATATTAAAAGCGTCTTCTAAAAGGTCATTCATATCATCTTCAATATAATCGCTTTCCAAAATATGGTCTTCCATTTGAACATAAAACATTTCTTTAATTTCCTCAAGTAGAATTTCATGAAAATCTGGTTCAGAAATGGCATTCGGATGCTCTGCCATATATTCTTCCATTAAATGCAACGCGGTTTCAACTAATTCAACAGCATGCTCTTCTGAAAAAATAGATGGCTCATCTTCAAATACTAATGTATCGAGTATATCTTCTAATGGTTCTATTTCAAAAAGATAAGTAGTCATACTATATATATTGTTTAAATGTTTTTAATATATAATTAATTATTTAATAATATATTAAATTAGTTTTCATCATCTTCTTCAGAATCGGAATCACCATTTTTATTAGCTTCCTTTTTTCTAATAGTTCCTTGGCTTGATTTCTTAGGTGCTAAAGATTTAAGTGTTGATACACGCTTATCAATATTTTTGAGAGTAAAATGCTTATTAGATTTCACGTAACAGAGTGCGGGAATTTGTTTAATAGTTCCATTTTCCTTATCATAAATAACATCTTTAACACGTTGCAGTTTTTTTCTGTCAAGACAATCCTTTAAAAAATTAATTAATAAATTACTTTCCTCTTCAGATAGGTTATTTTCAACCTTATATACTTCAGCATAATCTTGGATTTTTTTTGTTTTAATTGTTTTATTTAATTTACACCATGGTTCATTTACATTATTATTTTTTTCATTTTCAAGAAACTTGTCTAAATTTGATAAATCATGTGATGATTTTGTTTCGGGTATTTGCACACCATTTAGCAACATAGTTTTATATTTAATATTCTTTAATTCTTGACAATCATTGTTCACAGTAGCTGATGTATCTTCCATCTATATATTATTATATAGAATTGAGTTTAACTCAATTTCATAAAATATATATTTATAATTGTATATTTATATCAATTAAATATTAAATATTATAGTACAAATAATATATGGAAGAAACTAAAAAAATAACATTAAATGTCCCTAATAAGCGTGTAACAAGAGCTTTAGTTCAAGAGTATAAGACAGAAAAAGATAAAAAACGTGTTGCAGCAGAAAACTGGACTTTTTCTTCTGATAATTATTTATACGAGAAACAAATTAAAATGATTAAAGATATACATGAAAATAATTATAATTCTACTGATGAAGTATCTAAAATAGCACTTCAACAAATTAATCGAAAAATTTATGGATATAAACAACAGGATATAATTAAAAAACTTTTAAAAGAGGATGAATTTATAAATTTGCAGTCAGTAATAAATAAAATGGTTGAATGCGAATTAAAATGTTATTATTGCTCAGAAAATATGAATGTTCTATACGATATTTCGAGAGAAACGAAACAATGGTCAGTTGATAGAATTGATAATGATAAAGGACATAATTTAGACAATTATTTTTTAGCATGTTTAGAGTGTAATTTAAAAAGGAGAAGAAGAAATGATGATAAGTTTTTATTTACTAAGCAACTTAAATTAATTAAAAAAGTTGATTTAGTTGAAAATGATAATTAATAATATTTAATAACTATATTATTAATATGGAAAATAAAAAAGACCTAAGCTGGAAATGGACTGATGGACAGCCATATGAAAGATCAAGACGTATGAAACATCAAATACAAATGGAAAATGAAGAATTTAAAAAAGATATGGATAAGTTTGCATATTCATCATCATTACATCATGATGAAAATACATGGGAAATTTTAAATCAATCACTCTCTGGAACTGGTTTTAAAGTTTCAAATAAGAGGGAAGAATTAGGTAATAAATTGGCAAATCGACAACCTATTCAACAAATTGGTTATAATCCATTTTTAGGAGAGACCAACTATATAAATGATATTTCTATAAGAGACCAATTTTTAAAACCATTAAATACAACTCAAGATGAAACCAAAGCACCATTTACTTCTTAACCAAAGGTGCGATGCTTAAGCTAATGATTTATTGCACATTGTGTATAATAATCTGTTTACAAAATATGCAATAAATATATTAAACATAATAATAACACCAGATGATAATACTCTAAAATTAACTCTCTTAAAATTAGTAATTAAAAAATATGCTTCATTAACAAGTAATATTAATAATGCAATAAAGAATAAAATTGAAATTATTAAAAAATAAACACATGCACTTTTGTCTAAAGGACCAAAAAAAGACATAAAATCAGTCATTATATATTATAATAAGTTTTTATTATTAAAATAAATATTATGTTAAATAAACAACTTAAATAAGTTTTCAACAATCTTAAATAATGAGTGCAGCTATTAATTATACTACGCAAAATGAATTATTATTAAATAATTTACTAGAGTTCTACAAGAATGAAAATTATTTATCAAGAATGTTAAAAATTATTACAGGTGAGGATACCATATCTCTTAGAATTGTTGATTGGTTTGTTACAAATTATGCCAAGAAAAATTATACTCTATATCAAATGACAAATCAAAATGGTGAAAATATTAGATTTAAAGTGTATTTTGATTATAAGCTAAAATTAAAGGCTTATTCTAAAAAGCGTTTTGATCCATTTTGCAGATGGGAGAGAATTAGTATTCCATACAAGAATGGCACCTTTATTGAAACTACTATCGGTCAACTTAATTTTTTTAAGTGGGCAATTGAAAATAAGATTATCGATTTTATTGAAGAGAATTATGAAATTATTGAAAAGGACATGAATAGTAGAAATAGTACTTCAAAGAGAAAGGAAACATTAACAGACAATTCTAAAACTCGTAAGAAGAGAGAAGAATTATCAATATCTGCAACTAAAAGTATCAAAAAAGAGGAAGTTGAAATAGTAGTTAAGTTTCATTAATAAAATTATATAATTTAAATATATATATATATGATTAACTTATGTAAATATAAAGATATATTTGGCGCACCAAATACTGGACTGCATTCATATAGAATATTTAATATAGCAATAGTAGATGTAATACTAACAATATTAGCAGCATATTTACTCTCTTATTTTTTTAGAATTAATATTATGTATAGTTTATTATTTATGTTTGTATTAGGTATTATTAGTCATAGATTATTTTGTGTGAGAACAACAGTTGATAAATTATTATTTGATTAAAATAATTACGTATTAGTAATATTTAAAAATATGTAATTAATATATTTATTAATAAATAATGGGAAATAAGATATCGACTTCAATAAAAATAAACTATGAAGATATCCAATATATCTTAAAAAATCTAGAAGGACATTTATTAATAAATACTCTCTCTGATGCAGAGCAAGATTGTCTAATAATACATACTGTAAATATAAGAAATGAAGAGGCCATAATTAATAAGTGTATTCAACACGGTAAAAAGGATATAAAAATAGTGATCTATGGTAAGAATTGTAATGATGAGAAGATATATAATAAATATAATCAATTGACTTCTCTCGGTTTCTATAATGTGTTTGTTTATACAGGCGGCATGTTTGAATGGCTAATGTTGCAGGATATTTATGGAGAGAAAGAGTTTCCAACTACAAAGAAAGAACTAGACATTTTAAAATATAAGCCAAATAAAGTTCTAAATATACCACTATTAGAATATTGATTTTCTTTAAATAGGTTAAATATATATTATTTTTAAGGCACTTAAAGAAAAACCCCATTTTCTCTACAACCATGTAGTGTAAAGTCGAAAATTTCTGAAAAGTTATGGAGAGAAAAAAATTTTTTTTAATTTCAAAACTTTTTTTGAGTTTTCAAAATTGGACATTTTTGGAATTTAAAAATGTCCAAAAATTAAAAGCTTGGATATTTTATGGAAAAAGCATCACTTGTGACCATATTTTAAAATTAAGGTAAGGCTACCAAAAAAATAATTTTCATTTTGTTACGATAATTTTTTAAATAAAAACTTAAAGAAATTCTCT